TTCTAATGTGGTGTTTATAGTAGTAACATTCCAGTTTTTATTTACGCAACTAGAACCGTTAGTTGTACCTGTATTACATTCATCGTGGTGATAATAAGTGTATGAATTTTCTTTGTTTGCACCTACTTCACCTATAAGAACGTCATGGTTAATAATATTTAATGCTCCGTAACGTATATCAAAAGAGTTGTTGTTCCAAAGTATTACTTCAAGGCTATTGTCTGTATTGTTTCTGTTATATTCACGCAAGTTATACCACCCGAAGATCATCTTGCTAGAATCACCCCAAGATTTCATACGAGAATTATTATCTCTTATGAGATCAGTCCAGAAAGGGTATATGGTATAAGTGTGTTGTCCGTTAATAGGGTCAGGAGTATAGTCATTACAATAGCTGCCACTATTACCAAAATGGAGACATCCATTCGTTGCCATTCTCGCTTGGCTAAACGTAGAACCATAAAAAGTAAAATTAAAAGAAAGATCAATCGCAGGACTAATTCCATCATCAGATACCTCGTATGCTAACTCACCGTTGAAGTTATTAGCATTAGCATTAAGGTCGTAAAGGTCTTGATTAGCTTCGTATGTATACTGTCCGAATACATTAAAACTAACTAAACACCCTAATGCGTAGAATAAAATTCTTTTTTGCATTGTTTAGCTGTTTTAGTTTTACGTGTATAAATTGTTTTGACTGCACCGACAACATCTTTATTAATTTTTTCTCTTTTAGGATTAGATTCGTGGGTACATTGTGCAATAAACTCTTCTAAAGCGTCATCTTTATCAGGTCTTTTTTGTGGGTTTTGTTCCCATGCTACAGTAGCTTCTTTACCAATTTTACCGTTATACGGACAAGGCGTACCTGCCATCGACATAGCTTTAAACACTCTTTCGTCTTGACAAAGTAATGCAACTGATGCTACTTTCATTCCCATATCATACAAATATTTAGATAGTTTTAACCTTTCACAGTTTTCATCAACAATAGTTTTACCACCAGATAAACCAAACACCTGTCCTTGAAAAGCTCCTGAGACACCTGTTGTACAGAGGTCTTGTGAGTAAGACATAATACTAGGAGCTATCGCAGAAGCAGGAGGGGCTTCGCTTTTTACGTTTTGATTAATCGTTTGCGTAGAATTAGACTCATTTATGTTTCTATTCGTATTATCAGATCTAGAATTGTTTTCGTTTACGTTTCTATTATCAGTTGTAACGTTCGAATCTGATGTTGATTGATTTACGTTAGTGTTAGTGTTTGTATTATTCGATGTTGAAGTTGAATTATTTGTATTATTAACATTTTGATTAACCGTTGAATTCACTGTTGAATTAGAAGTCGAAGTATTAACGTTATTGTTTGTATTGGTATTGTTCGAAGTCGAAGTCGCTGTCGAAGTATTCACATTTGTGTTCACGTTTGTGTTCGAATTTGTGTTCGAATTTGTGTTTGTTGCTGTGGTCGTCGTCGTGTTCGTATTGGTATTATTGTTCGTGTTGGTGTTGGTATTCGTGTTTGTATTCGTGTTGGTATTCGTGTTTGTATTGGTAGTTGTCGTTGTATTAGTAGTATCTAAAGAATTGTTTTCACAATACTGAGAACCGTTAACACAAGCTGTACCAGACTGTTGGCTAGATTGAGCGTTAACATTTATAGATAAACCAATTACGACTGTTATTAAAAACAGAATCCCCACCCACGAAAGAATCTTATCGTTTTGTTCTTGTTCTTTTTTATTCAAGAATCTTCACCTTTAAATTGTTTACTACTGCCTGTTGTACCTGCGTATAAACCAAACCAAGCAGCTCCCGCACCAACAACAATCGATATAAGACCTGATTGTTCAAAACTAGGTTCAGGAAGTTCCATAAACCAAATAGTACATTTATACAATAAAACAATATAAACAGTTAAAAAAGCTCTAGGAAAAATACGCCATGAATCTACTGCTTTTGCTAAATGAATCCATTTTTGATGTGGATTTATTTTATCATCAGCCTCTAAGTCTCTTATTTTATCTTTAAGGTCAGATATTTCTTGTATCATCGCCATAAATTTGTTGAGATCCATCTCAACTTCATTACGATCCATATCTCCACCGAATCTACCGTCGTTTTGCATATTATTTCTCCACGTTTACTGGAACAAACTCTCCCAACTCTATTAATTTACGTCTGTTTTCTATATGTTCTGCTTCAACGTCTTCTTTACTTTGTCCATGATACCTAACTGCAAGAAAGTTTAATACCATTTTTTCGTTAATATCAACACCGTCTACAATAACAGCTCCTAAAACACGTCCATATTTACCTTTAGAGTCTTTCAGTTTAGATTGTAAAACAACTGTTTTACCGTTTGTTATTGAATCTTTTAAGAACTTAGCCGCAAGTTTACCTCTGGCTTTTTCGTCTTTATCTCTGGTTCTTGATTCAGGCGTATCAATCCCATAAAGGCGTACACGACACTTGTGAAGAATAGAAAACCCAAGATCAAGGATAACATCAATAGTGTCGCCATCAACCACCCTAGTAACTGTGCAGTTATATTCATACATTTAACATTTCCACCTTCTTCTAGCCGCTTTACCTCGTTCACCTTTCCAACCTTTTGATCTAGCACAGAATGATTTACGTCTTTTTGCTGCTTTACTGCCTTTTTTAACTTTACCTGTAACCGCTGTTTTTAATTTTGATCCAGGATTTTTACGTCGATAAGCCGCTACGCCTTTTTTAGTCATACCTGCACCAGATTTAGTAGATCGGAAGTTAGCTCCCTTACCCTTCGTAGTACGTCGTATAGACTTTTCTTTGCGTTTCTTAGGCTTAGCCATTACTTTTTCTTTTTAGGCTTCTTAGCGGTCTTAGCGGAACGTTTAAAGGCTGCTGCAGTCGGAGCACCTTTAGCTCCTTTCTTTCGCATCTTTCTACCTTCTTTACGTTTTTTGTTTATATTGTAATATAAACCTTTCTTAGCTGTTCGACCGTCTTTAGTCTTATGGGTTTTACTTTTTCTTGGCATAGTTCCTCCTTATGTACCAACTTTTTTCTGTGCTGCTTTATGAGCTTGTGTAAAAGTTTTACCTTTTTTCATCATACTCTTCATTGTAGACATATGTTTTTTAGTGTGGTGTTTACCATGTTTTTTCATAGTTTCTTGCTGTCTTTTTGTAAGACCCGCCATACTAACACCCTTAACTGTGATAGGTTTTACTTTCTTTACTTTTTTAATAGCTCCGCCTTTTTTGTAACCTTTAGGTATAGCACCGCCTGTACTATATCCTGTTGATTTTTTCTTTTTCTTCTTATACATTCCTGGCATGTTACCCTCCTTTTAATACTCTATCTCTTAATCTAGTCGCACGAGGTCCTACTTGTGTAGCCCAACGACTATCCATCATTTCTTCAGCTGCTGTTTTATAATGTTTAAGTTCTAAAGCTCCTAAAAATTTTTTGAAATTTAATAACCGTGTAATTCCTAAATTAAAACACATATTAGCTAATACACGTTTTATATCTTCAGGCTGACTAGAAGCCCAAGGCATATTTCTTTCTAAATCAGCAAATACAGACTCTATATCTTTTTCAAAACATTCGATAACTCGTTCCTTTGATACTGGGGTTCCAACGGGTTCTCCGTGTTCGGGATCGCTTTCAAGTACAAGGTGACCAATACCAAAAGTAGGATAACCCAAATGATCATTATAAATTTCATGTATACAACCTTCGTCAAACTCTAACTCTTCTCTTAATTTATTAATATCCATATTTAATTTATCCCCAGTTCTATCGAAGTAGCTCCACCAGTAGCCACAGTTATATTGCCTATCTGTGCTACGGCTTGAACACCCTTTTCGTTGCCAGAATATAAATCTACCCATTGTTCACCAGTCCATAACTGTAACTGATTAGTAGAAAGATTCCATATAATATCACCATCATTAAATTTATTTATATTTCTTTGTTCTTCGTTTACCGATAAGGTTGCATCTATATCGACTCTATTTAAACTTAATTCTAAAACTCTAACTAAACGATTAAATGTTTCAGAAGATATCTCTCCAATAGAAACAGGTAATTTAGTTTCTAATAATTTACCCATTACCTTCTACCGTCTGGTCTAAAATTTAATCGCATTGCTCCAACTCTAAAACCAACACCTTCAGTGCTTCCTGCTGCTCCGTCGTCATCCGATTCTACTCGTAAAACAGCTTGTCTGCCTCTAACTCTTGTATCTATTTTAGTAGTTGCTGAATCACAAGTACTTGTTACTGCTGTTGTTAAACTTTCTCCTGGAAAATTCCTACGTTTTAAAACAACATTAACACTTTGTCCGCCACTTCCTGTTGAACCTGTTCCTGTAAATTTAATATCTGGAATAATTCTACTAATGAATTGAAAATCTTCTCCTCCTGGATCAATATCAAAATCACTTGATTCTATAAAAACATTAGTCATAGGATTGCCATCATTGTCATTGCCCATCTCATGGTTATACAGATAACCCACATCCGATGATGAAGACGTTGCTTTAGGATTATCAAAAATACCTTCGTCTATCCATGCTGTTCTTGATAACGTTCCTATAGTCCAAACATTTTCTTCATAATTAAACACTACATATTTATCTATAACTGTTGCGTCAGCACTACAATAAAACCACCCAACCTCATCAAACGCTTTATTAACAAAACCAAAAATTTGATAAGCTTGAATTTCATTTACATCACTAAAAACATAGTCTTGTACAGTGCAGGGTATTTCTTGAACAGCTCCGTTATATCCATAAAAACCTTTTTTATCCATCCAAAAGATACCTTTAGGACTATTTATTATTGCATTAGGACTAACTAAACCTACTCCTTCGTTAACTAAATTTAATCCAAATGTAAAAGGCTGTCCTATAAAAGACATTGAATATAAAGAAGTATCTGTCCAAACTAATATTTCTTGCTTAGCTCGAGTTGCACCTACAATAGAAGAACCCGCAGATAGTCTAAAAGAACCTGCAGTATTAGTAGCTAAAGGATTCCAAACAGCAGCGTTTTCTTGATCGCTAAATGCAATGAACATTGGATCAATAGTTCCCGTTCTAGCTGTTCCTCCTGCATTTAAAGGATCCGCACCAAAACAAATAACATGTCGATCAATATCAGAAACCATAACTTGTAATGCTTTTGTAGGAGCAAGATCAGCTCCTGATAAATCTGAAAGAGCTACTGCTCGAGTAGTCAAACCATTTGATTGATCCCAATAAAAAACTCCACCAAACCTAGGATTAATTATTAAATCTTCACCAAAATTATCATGTGACCATAATCTCAACTGGTTAGCAAAACTAAGAGCGGTAGTAGACCCGAAAGTTGATGATCCCCATGTTCCTGCTCCCCACCCAGAAGAAGGCACATAAACATCTAGACCTACATTTAATTGGTAAGCAGCATCCGTAGCACTGCCCCCATTACCTGAATCACTAGCGTTTGCTGTCGCAGAAGCGGTAAACGTATAAGTATCTGCAGTCGGAATAGAAGTTATTTGATGTTCTTGGTTTAAAACGGAAGCAGTAATATTACCACCTAAAGAAACCGCATTAGAAATAGTTACAAAATCATTAACCACAGCTCCGTGAGCTGTATCTGTTGCTGTTATAACAGCACTACCGTTAGTAGCTGCAAAAGTTGTAACATTTTCATCAGTGGAACGTATGGGAGTTATATCATAATAAGAAGTACCTGCTAAAATATAATACTTCCATGTCGTTCCTACGCTTAAATATTTAGTACCGTCTAAAGTAACCCATGCATGTAATGCTCGAGCAGTTGATTTAAAAGAATTCGCACTCGCTTTAGCCCATCCTCCAATTTTTTCGGGAAGACCTTTTCTAAAACGAACTAAGTTAGAATCGAACCAACCACCTTCGTTAGAATAAGCGGTGCCTTCTTTGTTGATTCCAGGTTTAAAAAGGAACTTTTGTAAAGGCATCTAACTCTCCTACAACAGTTTATCTACACCTAAAGAAGCAGCAATTAAACCATACAAACCCCATAAAATAAGTTCTAGTCTTTTAAACTTAGCAGAACCTTCTTCTAAACGTTTTTCAATATGTTCGTATCGAATCGCACATTGTTTTTCGTGTGATTCTAGTTTAATTAAAGCTTCTTTTGCAGTTGTCATTATTTTTGTTTTGCTTTACCAATATTTAAAGCTAATAAATCAATCATCTTATACAGCTTACCTATCCAAGCGTCGTCTTTTGGTGTTGGTGTTGAAGCAGCTATTAAAGAACTAACTGTTACAATTCCTGTAACTACGGCTATTGTATTAAATATAAACTCCATCTTTTTTCTCCTATAAAGGATGATTATCTTGATCACCCATTAATAAAACAATAGTACCTGCAAAAACAGATACACCTATTACTAAATTAAAAATTTCGTAAATCATTAATCTTTTAAGACTTCTTCAGCTACTTCTTTTGAAGCATCTATAAAAGCTTGATTAAAAACTTGTTGAGATGCTTTTATTTGATCTAATTGAAACATAAGAGTTTTCTCTTTGTTAGCAAGATCAGTTAATTGCAACTGTATGTATTGTTGTTTTTCTGAAAGTTTAACTTCTTTTGGTTCTACTTTATCTTTAGCCATTAGTTAGCTACGATATACGCTTTGCCAGTTGTAACTGCACCTGTATAGCTAGACTTATCTAATGAGTCTCCTGCTACATCAGGTGTATTATTTGTTCCGTCATAAGCTAAAATAGTTTCAAGATGGTCAACATTACGCTGTACCAACTCGTTGATTTCTGCTTGAGTCATTGTAGAAGCTACTATATTTCCTTCTTTATCTATAATTGCACCTGCGTAAACTGAATTACTGCCATCGGTGTTAATGCCATTAATAAGCGTTACGCTATCGGTTGCTGATGTTAATACTTTTTCTACTGTTTGCATTTTTAATTTCCTAACCTTCTAAGGTTTCTATTCTTGCTGTTAAAGCATCTATCTTATTGTCTGCTTCTTGTAATGCTTTTATTAAAGGCATTATTAATTGTGCAGGACTTAAGGCTTGTGAGCCATCTACTTCTTCGTTCCAAACATCAAATTTAGCTGTTTCAATACCTTCAGCATCCATAGCAGCTTTAACTTCTTGAGCAATTAAGCCTGTTTGCCAATCTGTTTTTGTAGCTGCAGTTTTTTCGCTATCATAACTTGTAAAACTTTCGGGAAATTCACTAGGTGCTTTCCATTTAAAGTTTACTGGTCTTAAACGATTTATAAATGAAAGACCTAACTCATGGTCTGCAATATCTTTCTTCATTCTTTCATCAGAACTAGCAGTAATAGAAGTGCCGCCCAGTGCAATTCTTGAAAATGTACTTCCTTTAACAAAAGCTATCTCATCATCTGCTGTACCTGTTCCATTGTTAGAATTTCCAATAACATATCTATTTGAAACAGAGCCTATAGATGTTGCATTTCCTAAAATAATATTGCTAGAACCATCAGTGCTTTCACCTGCTTGATGTCCAACAAAAGTATTAAAGTTACCAGAAGAAGAACCTTCTCCTGACTCATTACCTATAAATATATTCTCTGAACCTGTATATCCATAACCTGCTCTATGACCTAATGCAGTATTCCTGTTTGCTGTAGTGCAACTATATAAAGAATATGCACCAATAGCTGTATTAGAGACTCCGCTAGTATTTGAGTATGCTGCATGAGTGCCAAAAGCTGCCATTGTTTCACCAGTACAACTTCTTGCAGCAGAGTAACCAACCGCAGTTAAATATTCCGTTGTAGTATTTAGTCTAAGTGCTTGTCTGCCTACAGCAGTACAGAATCTTGCAGTAGTAATATCACCACCTGCAGTCCAACCTACAGCAGTGTTTTCACTTCCTGTTGTTAAATCACCAAGAGCATCTTTACCTACCGCAGTATTTGCACCCCCTGTAGTAGCAGCATCTAATGCTTGTAGACCAACTGCTGTGTTGTTAGATGCTTCAGTGTTTACTAATAATGCTGATTGTCCTATTCCTGTGTTGCCAGTTCCAGTTGTTGTGGCTTGTCCTGCATTAGTACCAATAAAAGTATTTTGCTCACCCGATGTTAAAGCTGCACCTGTATTAAAACCTACTACTGTATTGTTATCGCCGCTAGTTAAAGCTGCAAAAATATCTAAACCAACACCAGTATTATAGTTAGCTGCATCAATCGTTCCTGTACTAGCATCGCCAAGCATAATTGAACTTGTGCCAAATGTTTTAGCATCTGATAACCCATTTATACTTGTTGCGCCACCACTTGAAGCATCTTCCCAAGCTACACCACTTCCTGTTGAGGTAAGCACTTGTCCATCACTACCTTGTCCACCATTTACTTTAAAGTTTTCAGAATCTACAAGACCTGCAAAAAAACTTTTATATTTTAAACTAGCTGTACCTAAGTCAATATCGTTGTCTGTAACAGGAGAGATTGATCCATCTGCCATAGTAAACTGAGCAGTACCACCTGCACTAAACGACATCACATCTGCTGCACTAAAGAATAATCCTGCATTGACATCGCCTGTATTACTAATACTAGGTGCTCCTGCTGAACCATCTGCAAAAGTAGCTTGTCCTGAAACATCTAAAGTTCCATCAATATCTGTATTGTCTAAGTTAGTAGTACCATCAACATCTATATCGCCTGAAATATCTAAAGCAGTACCAATAAGTGTTTGAGTGAGTGTTATTTGACCATTAGATGCTATTGTCATTGCATCTACATCCGATGCAGAACCAATAGTTTTACCATCGCCAATAATTAAATCATCAGTTAGTGTAACTATACCTGTTACTCCTAGAGTACCACCTATGGTTGCATCGTCTGTGACTGTAAGATCGTCTTGGACTTTTAAATCTACGACTGAAAGACTGGCAAAAGCATCAACAACAGCCGCTCCACTACCTGCTCCATCTAAGTAAACAACCTTAGTATCACCGGGTGGGATGGTAATATTGGCTCCTGAGCCTTGTGAAATAATAATGTTTTGTGAGCCACTGGTGCCATTTTCTATAAATTGCACTCGTTTCATGGTGTTAGGTGCAATGGTAATGGTACAGGCTGAGTCTAGTGTGCCTGTGTATTTAACATACATGGCTCTGACTGGATCAGAGGCTCCATCTGCTACTGTTGAAGTGTGAGTATCTGCGTTAGTGGTGATGGCTTCTGTGCCATAGCCAAGGGCTTCACCTGCGAGTTCGAGGTTAAGGTTAGTGACTACACCCCAATTACCTGACTCATCTCCTGTCGCCATTTCATTTAGGCGTAAATTA